TTGAGGATATGTAAGCACTCGTGCAACAGGATTTCAAGATGCTTTTTGCCTTTTAGTCGTGAGTCAATATAAACAACACCATCACTTTCAGCAATGCCGTGAGCCTGTTCCCTTCCTAATTTCCTATGTATTACTTTAATTTTCATCTTTCATTAGTGCTAAATCTGGTCTATCAATCTCTTTAAATATTAATACTTCTCCACCTCTGATCTTACCTAATGTAATTTTTATTTCTTGTTCTAATTGGTGTATTTCTTGTAGCTTAGAAACCAGCCATTGTTCTTGTTGTAATGTTGTCAATTTTGCAAAGTTTTTAGGGTATCTCATATTAAAATATTTTATTTTTATAGATTCTTTTGTTTTGAACCGAATAGTAACCTTCAACATCTTTTTCTAATATAGCAAAGCCTTGTGAGTAATTGTCAACGTGCTTACAATATTCTACGTTTGGATGCATAAGATGTCCTGTGGTCCAGCAAGTAAAGACTTCTTCATCAAATTGATTCTTAGTTGTATAAGATTGTACCTGATGAACGTGCGAAGCTATTGCGCTTTGCTTAACCCTATCGTAAAGCGTTTTAGCTGGGTTTACACCGCTTCCCCTTCTAAATGTAGTATCTCCGTGAATGATAGGTAATTTGCCGAACTTAACGTGATCTATATTTTTAATTCCTATAATGTTAAAAGTATTTAGCATTAAGATTTCCTCAATGTTAAATTTGCCGTTTAACCCTAATAATTCAGGCGCTTTGGTTCTCATATACCTTTCATAGCGAAATTCATGATTTGCGTCTAAGTTGTAGTAAATAGGAATTAAAGGAAAAGTTGCTCTTATAAATCCTAACATCTCAATTATCGCCTCATATTCCTCATCAAACTTTCTTACTCTTGGGTCTTTCTGGAAGTCGCTTAATTGATAAAAGTCAACTAAATCGCCATTGATAAATAATGAATCAATCTTTTGTTCGTTTAAGTATTTAAAGCAAACATCAATAGCCTTTGGATCGTGGAATGGGACTTGTAGATCAGAAATAAATCCCATCTTCTTAATTCCTATTGGCAAACAATAAACAACCTTTTCCTCAACCCAAGTAGGCGGTTGAACAAAGTTTGAAGCAGTACGCTTAAAATCTTCTATAAATTGTTTGTTAGTGTTTCTTGTACTTTTTCCTTCGCCAGTCTTTCCTCTGTAATAACGTACCAAATAACGTACATTTTCTTGATTGTCAAAGTGTGCGCTTTGCTCCTTCATAATCAAAGAGGCTAAAGTGTTAGATGGCATCCATTGAGGATATTTGGCTAAGTAGTCCAAGACTATTTGACCACTCATTGTGGTTTTGCTTCCGCCTCTTTTTTTTGTTGTTGTCATAGGTTTATTTTAGGTTAGTGAGTTTAGTATCAAATCTGCTTCTTCTTCTCTGCGTTTGACCAAGCCATCTAATCCTACATTTTCCCAGAGTCTTTTGCTTCTTTCTATTTGGTCAGCTATGCCTTCGTAGTCAGCTTTAGCAACAAGATCAACAATGGCTCTCATTTCTTTTCTTCTATCGCCTTCTAATTTGTTCCCCCTGTTATAAATCATAGAAACCAACGCACCCCTTGTATCTTCGTTTAACGAATCTAATTCAGGATAAATAGCTTTAGTCAAAGCGTAATACTTAGGTAGCGACTTATTAACGAATACATCGTACGCAAAATTGTATGGAATCCTAACTTGTAATATTTCCCCTCTCATCATTGATTTAACCGCCTCTCCTTTAATGCCGACTACTTTTCTTAACGCATTTAAATAGTTTAAATTTAAGCCCTGCCAATCGCTAAAAAACTGCTTTTCGGTTACATAACCAACATCATATCCTAAGCCTATCGTACATCCCGAATCTCCACCAGCCCAAATTGGCTTTTGGTATCTTTTCTCGTACACAGAGCGCCCTCCGACCTCGTGCTTGATAATCATTTCAATCGCTTTCTTAGAAATCATATTACTTGTTTTATAAAGTAAACTAAGCTAATAACCCATAAAAGCAACGCTACTTTAAATGATAACCTTTCGTTGTTTCTCATTTGTTGGTAAATTTATCTATTGTTGTTAATCCTGCAAATGCCATAGTCATATAAAAAACCAAATCCCCTAAATGGTCGCTTTTACTAATAACAAACGTAGTAAATAAGCACAAAGCACCAATGGTAGCCAGAACCCTTTTGTGGCTCATTGACCCCATCTCATCACTAAACATTGAAATAATAAATTGCTTAAACTTCATATTAGAACTTTTTATAGTAACCTAAAGAATATCCGTTCATAGTTGCAGTTGCCGTATATAAGGTGTTTTTAGCCGTTTTAAGTGCGATTGAACCTCCTATCCCAATTTGTCCGTTAAAGTGCCTTAAATCGCCTATAAATCCCAAATAAAGCTGGTTTCTTTGCTTTTGCTCATTAGTAATCGTTTTATAGATCACTTTCTCCTTAATTTGAGCGTTAAATGACCTTCCAATGATTGAATTACGGCTGATTGTGTCTTGTATGTATGCGTATCCTAAAGAGTCTATGCGCATAGTATCGGAATAGACCTTTACTTGGTTGTAATCCTTTACGATTGTAATTGTGTCCTTAATTGTGTCTATTAAGTAAATTGTGTCTAAAATGACAAAAGGGATAGATTTCCCTTTAATAAACTTAGTAAAAGTTTTCTGTTGGTAAACTGTGTCGCTTACAATTATAGGTTCACTTTTGGTGTATCGTGCATCACTTCCGATGAAAAAGATTAGAACCGCCACTAATAGAACGATTACTACCTCTTTCATTACTTGAATCTTTTAGTCGCTTTGATGTAATATCTTGCTGCTAAAAGACCAGAAACAATAGCAATCAAACTCGCTATAAGTGAAACTATGGGTTGCACGTTCGCAACACTAATAAATGCGGATGTTCCGCTAACAATAGTTAATAAGTCCGATTGATTGCTATTATGTACCATTACGCTTCAGTTTGTGGTTCTTGTACTTGTGGTGGATTTTGCTCTTGTGCAATCTTACCTAAAAACTGCAATAACGGAAGTCCGTAAGCAGTTGGTATCTGATTGATGTAAGCCTCTAATTCCTTTAATTGTGTTTCGTTTAGTTGTAGCATAGTTTTTATTTTATATACAAATATAGTTAAATACTTTATATTTCCTAAGGGTTAGAAAATGGGAGTGGAAGTACCACAATCGGCGGGTTAACTTGATTCTCTATTTGAGCATCTAAATTAAGGTCTAAAGCCTCTACATCAATAGAAGCATCTAACCAGCCACAAACAATGTCATAGGTTAAATCCTCGTAAGGGATAAAGTTACTAACGTCATCCTTTGAGAAGGATTGAGTGCTATATACACTTGCGGTGTACTCTTTTTCGTTGATTGTTTCATTTGCGATTCTTGACCAATGTGCTACAACGACAAAGTCTGTTAAATCTCCATCTTGAGGAACGCAGTCTAATTGATTAATGTACCAGTATTTCATATTATTTATTTTTAATTAATTGTTTAAGTTCTTCTATTTGTGCTTTTAATTCTGCTATTTCAGTATCTTTTTCTAACTTAAGTTCTTGAACTGCTTTTGCTATATAAGGAACTAAGAAATCCGTTTTTAACCCTAACATTCCTGTTTCCTTATTTGTTATGCTTACTGCTTGTGGTATTATTTTTTGAATATCTTGTGCAATAAATCCTATGTTATCTTTTTGACCATTTATATAATCAAAATGTTTAGGTTTCATTTTAAGTACCATATCAAGACCATTCTCTACATTTGATACATTTTCCTTCATTCTTAAATCCGAACCATAAACCCAAGCAGATGCTTTTAAATAACCATACCCATCACTTCTAACATACATTAAATCCGAACTTGCTGAATCCCAAAATATACAAGCAAAAGATGCAGAAGTTGTACCATCACTTTTTACAATTAACTTACTACCTACTGAACTTGTGTTATTTACAAGTAAATTACCCCCCGATGTGATTCTCATTCGTTCTACCTCTTGTGTTTGAAAGATAATAGGTATTGCAGTTGTTGTATTTAATTTTGCAGCACTATCAGCATAAATATTAAAACCCGCAGTTCCGTCAAAAGAAGTTACACGCAATACTCCGCTTCCGCTTCCGCTTTTCCCGTTTACATGGAATGTAGTATAACCTGCATAATCAGTTGGCGATGTTGTTCCGATTCCAACATTGCCACCGCTTGAGATTAACATTTTAACACTACCACTACTTTGAAAGTATAAATTATTTGTAGCGTTTATATAGGAATGGTCATTATGAATTGACTGAATTGATGTTGTAACATTTCCCGCAATTACATTTAGTATGTTTCTACTATTTGTATCAGTAGTATTTGTATTTTGAAATGTGTTACTAATAGTACTATTTGAATTACTTGAGAATGTAGCAGCACCGCTTGAAGCTATTGTAAGTAATGCAGTTTGAGCCGATGCACCCGTTTGTTTTCTAAATACAAATCCACCGCCAACAGTATTCCATATATCTAATTCACTATTACTATTTGAAAAGTTAGTTCCTATTGCTCCAAAATAAGTATTGTAAGCCGGATAAGCACCCGCACTATTATATTGAAATCCCGTATAACCGCCCGAAATTAATAATCTTGCACCAGCGTCTCCTGTTGTACCTATTATTAAATTACCAGCTTGAGTTACCCTTAATCTTTCCGTTAATGTACCGCTTGAGTTTGCTACTTGAATGGCAAATGAAGCTGCAACTGCGCTTGATATAGCAAGTTCATGATAACCTACTAACCTTGCTACTTGCACACTATTACTACTTCCTGCTGCACCTAATAAAATACCAACACCTCTACCTGATCCCCCATTACCTGTTACTGAAAAAGAAGCCACGTCTACAATTCCTGAAACACCATTATCTTGGACATCTAATTTATAACTTGGACTGGTCAATCCAATTCCTATGTTAGTTCCATTATCAAAAATTAAACTATTCCCTATTGAACTTGCACCTGTAAACTTTGGTAGGTAATTTGTTGTACCACTTCCTGTAATACCACTTCCAGTTGTAGATATTGTACCTCCGCTTATTGTAATATTAGTTCCAGCAGTTATTACTGAACCATCAGCAGCTAATATTTGAGCAGATGTACCTCCACTTTTTATAAAACTTAATGCGATTATTGAACCAGAGAATTGACCACCTCCTGTTACATCTAATGTTGTAGTTGGACTGGCATTCATTATACCTACATTTGTTCCACTTTGATAAATAATACTATTCCCAATAGAACTTGTACCATTAAATAAAGCTACATAGTTTGCATTACCTGTTCCTTGAACATAACCACTTAAAGAAGGAATTTGACTTGTTAAAGCTAAAGTACCTGTTGCACTTGGTAAAGTATATGTATAAGTCCCGTTGCTAATTGTAGAACTTAATGTTAATACACCATTAACTCTTGCAGTACCATTAACATCTAATGTGAAACTTGGTGATAAAGTATTTATTCCAATCTGTGTACCACTATCAAAAATAATACTACTTCCTATTGTACTTCCTGTTGTTGTAAACTTAGGTATTGCACCATTTAATCCTGTTCCTGTTACAGGGTTAGTTAAAACCCCTTGATATTGTGGTATGTTTAAAGTAGCACCAACTAAAGTAGCTGCTCCGCTTGTACCTGTTGTTGTTAATGTAATAGCGTTCTGCTTTGCGTTCCAAGTAGCTGCACTTGCTATGTAAGCATCTGCTAAATCAGTTGTTAAATGTAGTTCACTAAGTAAAGTTACACCGCCTGTAATAGTTGCAGCGTTACCACTACCACTTGTTTTGTTAATATACAAGCCTTCTCCGTTACCTCCTTTAGTTATGTTTAAAGCTATGCCGCTGCCGCTTGAATGGTTAATATCAAAAGTATTACTACCACCGCTTGATGCAAAAGAACCTGTTGCACCTGTAATAACATCAGCAGTTAAATTAAATGTTCCCAAATCGACATTTGCTGTTGCACCTGTGTAAGGTACAAAACCTGTCAAAGAAGGGAAGCTAGTCAATCCGCCTGCTCCGTTTATGTATTGACCACTATTCCCTGCAAAGCCTATGTTTATAGTTCCGCTTGTAGTAATTGGACTTCCTGTTATAGTTAATGCATCGCCAGTTTCAGTAACCGCAACGCTTGTAACTGTTCCACTTGCACCACTTGCTCTTTGCCAAATAGTACCTGAATAAATTACCTGATCTCCAACAAAGAACACAATAGGACCAGCACCAAAGTCAACTGTTCCAGCTACATTACATAAATAAACATCGCCTTGATTACCTGTTCCATTTACTAAAGTAGGGGTGTTTGTTGCAGCGTTCCAAGTACCCTTATATTCCATAATAGAGTTAGGTAATTGGTCTACAAGTATTTTTCCATTTACATCTAACTGAGGTATACCAAGAGATGTATTTATAGGCAATGAAGACATAATTCCAGAAGAACCTGTTAAAACACCTTCTAAATTTCTTACTTTAGCACCGCTCGTTATTTGTATTTGATTTGACATCCTATATATATTTTAAACTTGTATTATTAATAGTTTGACCCCTTAACCTCATTTTTAACAAGTCATATTTCATACCTATTGAATTTGCAGCATCTTTAACTGACCTATATATCTTACCTGTATTTGTATCAATTACCGACTTAGCGTGTTTACGTTCTCTTTTTTGTAAACCATTATCCCAAGCGTGTTTAGCATTTTCACTTTTTGTATTCCATTCTAAGTTAAAAACTATATTATTACCTTTTTTGCCGTCAATATGATTAACATCTGACTTATTTAAAGGATTAGGTATATATGTCATTGCAACTAATCTGTGAGCCTTTCTTTGGTATTCTTTGGAATTTTTGCTCATTCTATAAAATACATACCCATCTCTATCAAAATATGGTTTTATAAACTTCATACTTTTAAGGCTAAAAACTTTACCATCTAATGTGATACAATAATCTGGATGTTGTTTTATTTGTTTCATAGTTTTTGTTTACTGAAAAAGCGCCCTTACAAATTCTCCACTTCCTAATGCTCTACTAAATGTCAACACACCCGTACTTGACACAAACTTAACTTCTTCATCAACAGGAGTTCCGCTTGTAATAATGCCTTGAACATCAATACCACCTCTAGAAACATACAAACAAGTGTAACCAACTGTATCAGCAAATGTAATAGATGTTTCGCCACCACTTGCCGTGTAACCTTTTGTCTTAACAGGGTTTGCACCTACTATAATTACACCTTCAGGGTTTACCTCTGTTCCTGTTATATTATACGCTCCGCTACCTTGTAAACTAATGTTATATGTAGCCACATCCTTATAAGGTGCGTTTATTGATAAACTTGTTATATTACAAATTCCGTTAATAATAGTTAAACCATCAACGCCATTATCCACTACGAATTTAATCTCTATCGGTTCTCTTGTTAATTGCTTATCTAACATAAACAAATAAGAAAAGCCACTCAAAGTAATCAACCCATCACAGGTTACATTCCAAGTAGCTACATCGTTCTTATATTCTCTAAACCAAGCACTTGCTTGACTTGTTACCTCTTTTTGATCTACGCTTACATTAAAAGCACAATTTGTACTACACGCAAAAGCGACATCCACCTCTGGGTCTACATCGGTTCTATGCCAATATAACATTACGTTCTTTCCAATTACTGCTGCCATATTACAAATTTAACCATTAATTATAATTAATTCCATCTACTGTGTAAATAGTTGTTATTGTACTATCTATTGCCACATTAGATATGTCTAAAACTGTTGATTGTATTTCGCCCTTAACTATGTCAATAGTCATGTTCCCAGTCATATAATACTTTTCAGATACATTTATTTGAGCAGGGTCAGTATCGTCAAACTTAATTATCGACCCCCCTGAAAATGTACCTTCCTCATTTTCCACACCAAATATATTAGAATCAATGTTTACTAAGTTTCTCCTATAAGCGTTTATGTACTCTTTCATTATTAATTGTGATAAACCTTGAAATATACCAGAACGATTAAATTTATACCAACCTGAAGCAACCGCATATACACTATTATCTAATACTAAAATATTGCCTATTGCTAAATTATTAACATTTCTATCAATGCCATCTCCTAAATAAACAGGATAACCAAAAGGTAAATCTAATTCTAATGTATATTGATTATCAGCAGTTAATATAGATGTTGTTCTAATACTTGATACTGGAGAGTTAAATGTTAAATTAAAATCCCCAACAGTTATGGAACTAGAATAAGTTGGACTGTTAAACAACTCTATAAAATAAGATAATGTTCCACCAATAGGCAATGGAGGAGTAGTTATTGTAAATTTATTAGTAACATTTTCATCAACTGCATCAATTAAATAATAATTTCCAGATGGCGCAACAGTAGCGTCTTGCCATATCTTATCTACGTTTAGATAGTAACTTGGAGCAAACATTCCCGCACCTGTTATTTGTAGCCTAAATTGACCTCTTATTTTAGCTACATCTTGATTAAAGAAAGTAATTGAAATATCAATAGTATCATTTTTTAAACCATCCATAGCTACTGGCAATATTGAAACATTAGATAAAGCACCAACAGACATAAGAAATTGATTACTTGATTCATTTGCCCTAGTTACTAATGTAACACCAGAAGATATAGTCCATAAAACAGGAACGCCACCAGATAATACTTTTAAATTGCTATTACCAATGTAATTAGGAGAATACTCTAATCTGTAATCTTGTACGAAATTATTGTACCCCTTTTTAAATATCTTTACTTGGGAGTTATCTACGAAATATAAACCAGTTGTATTGCCATTAAACGCTTCAACTGTTGTAACTATTGATGCAAGTCCAGCAGTTGAGTAAGTACCATTTGCTAAATACTCTGTATAATAATAACTATCGGAAGCCATCTCATTGATAGCTACAATATTCCACTTATTATTGGCTTGATATATTCTACAACCAAAAGACTTAATTATCTTAGTTAATACCTCTAAACAAGTTTGATAAGTACCATCATTATTTAAAAAATAATTATGTCTTAAGAAACCTTGATTAAATGGATCATTTGCAATATTTGCAGTTCTATTGCTCATATTTGATGAGTAGTAAGAACAAGCCGTGTATATGTTTAACCCTGTTTCAAATCCAATTTGATTAAGAGCAGTAACAAAGAAATCTAATATCTTAGTAGGAGTAAAATTAGAAACTATATTAGTTTCAACAAATGGATAAGGGAAATAATCTAATATTCCTAAGCCATCAATGGCATCAAAAGATAATTCCTTTCTGCCTGTTGAAAAAGAGTATTGAACATTATCACTTAACGCCCATCCTGTCCACTTATATACTCCGTCAATCTTTAATTTTACTAAATACTTTCTATCGTTTAGACTTACAAAGTTTGGTAAATTATTTTGGTCATCCGTTACATCCATAACAACAGATAATTGACTCGCATAAATTGGCTCGTAAATATCATCTGATCTTGGGATATATTGTAACTGAACACTTACTCCATCATAATCTATTACACTAGCAACCGCTTCATCAATATACATTTCAACTACTGAAGTAGTATCACTTAGAGTTGCGCTTGTTATTCTATATTTTAAATTATATGCCATAATTATACACCTCTCCTTAGATTTAAAGCAGAATTTGAACGCTGCATTGCTAATACTAAATCTTGTCCTCGTAATACAAATTGACCATTTTGACCTCCACTTGTGCTATTCATTGAACCAGCATTAAATGAAGATTGCATTATGTTTCCAAGTTTGCTTAATGGTAACACCGCCTCGCTTTCAGCACCCTCTCCAATCACCGCTAATGTTGGACCAGTTGCAATTCCACCATCTGCCAACCCAAGTAAACCTTTAAATATATCAAAAAAGCCTTTTCCACCACCAGCTGCACCACCACCTAATAAAGACATAATACCAGCAAATATTGCAGCTTGAACAACCATTTCTGCCATTTGTCGTAATAATCTAGTAAACATATCTCCTAAGGCTTGTGTAGCACTTTGACCTTGCTGCATTGCATCATACATACCAAATAAAGCACTTGTAACAGTTGATGAAATTGTATAACCAAAATCTTCATACGCTCTAGTTAAATCTTCTATATCCTTTTTTTCTTTTTCATTTTTCTTTTCTACTTTCTTTTCACTAATACCAAGAAAGAAAGTTCCATATTTATTTCTAGCTTCTTCTAATCTTTTTTGACTTTCTGGATATTTATCTTCTGGCGCAACCATTTTCGGTTCTTCATAAGAATCCAACATATTCTTAATGCCATTTTTGATAATTTGAGCATTTTTATCAAGTGTCATCTTATCAAACTTCGGCAATAAGTTTTCAATCTTATTAGTAGCTTGTGTAGTATCTAATTCAGCTAATTTTTTTATATAATCTTCATAAATCTTATAAACATTATCTAAGTATGTTTGTTGATCTATTATTCCTTTACTTCTTAAAACCTCTTGCGCTTTTAACGATTTATCAAAATCCTTAGTAATTTCAACAAAAGGGTCTTTTTTATCTTTTTTATCACCACCTTTACTATCTGGTGTTTCAATATTTGTTAGAGTATTAAGTAACTCTGCATTTTTAGTTTTTGCATTTGCAATCGTAACATCTAATGATGCGAGTAAACCAGCATATTGGTTATTTATTCTTTTTCTTTCTTCTTTAGCTTTATTTTCATTATACCCAGCACTACCACCAAATGAAGTTTTTGCGTTCTTTAAATCTTGATCTCTTTGTGCTTCAATTTTTCTTCGTTCAGCATAAGCAGCAGATAAGATTTGTTGTGTATTCTTTTCTTTTCCAGCTGCATCTTGTTGTATTGCAGCAACATTAACTAAATGTGTTAAATATGCCTTATCAGTTTTAATTGTAGCTGCTTGTATAGCTGCATTATCAGAATATAAAGATTTTAATCGTTTAAGCGCTTCTTCTTGTCTTTTAACATCTCCTCCTGCAATAATATTAACTAAATTTAATCCAACAGTTCTATTTGATTGAGCTTCACCAACTATTTTATAAATATCTTGATTTAACTTATTAAGTTCTTCTCTAAATTTCTTTAACTTTTCAGTTGGACCAATAAAAAATGCAGCTATTTCATCACTAAATGTAACTGCCAAAGAAGATACAACACCTAAAGCAAGACCAATACCAGCTGGACCAACTAAACCAGCAGCCATTGATTTCAATGCTTCAGTTGCACTTCCACTTTTAGTTTGTAATCTTTGAAATGATTCTAATAAAGGGTTTAAGTTATTCGCAATACCTATAAATCCATAAGGAGCATCTTGTGCAACCCTTGATAAATTAGATAAGGCATTTGTAGCATCATTAGTTGGTTTTGCAACACCATTAATTCTTGAACTTAATGTACCAATAGAACCTTCAACACTAGCTATTTTTGTGTTTAACTTTTGTATTTCACCAACATCAGTTGATCTCTTTAATTTTGCTTGTAATTTACTAAGTAAATTTTCGGCTTTTTGCAATTCAGCAGATAAATCTTCAGTATTAGCACCAATATTTATTTCTATATCTAAAATGTCTGCCATCTTTATTAATTTACTCCGTACAATTTAAGTGTTCTTGCTAGTTGTTCATCAGTTATCAACACTCTTTCCTCATCAACATCTGCATCATCCAAATCTGGAATACTCCAAAAAGCCTTCATACTTTTAGGAGTTTTCTCGGTAGTGGAACTTAGATATACAATATAGGCAAGGTTTCTAGTCCTTGCCCATTCGTTTAACTCGTTTCTTTCCTTACCTAAAACGATAATGGAAAAGTCCTTCCAAGTCATATCCCAAAATTCATTTGGTCGTATTCCGCACTCCGCAGCTTTAACTAGAATATCATCCCAGCTTAGCTTTGTTAGGCTTTTTTTTTTCTTCTTCCTTCTTTACACCTGTAATGGTGTGGACTGTATTCTCAACGATATATTTTATGTAGTCAATAATTTGACCTTCTTCGCTAAAAATAGACCCCACTTCATCAATCCAATCACAAGCATCATCAATAGTGTACTCAACCTCTTGTTTATTACTTACACAAGCAGATTTGTAACCAATGTAAACAAGCTGGACTATTATGTCTAAACTTGTTTGAGCCGTTGAAAGAACTTTAAAGTACTCATCAATACCGATATTGTTTTGTTTAGTAAACTCACGCATTGCCCAAGTACCCCACTTTAGGTGGATTGTGTTGTTGTTAGTCTTTAATTCGAACATAGTTTTTTATTTTATTATACTGGTACTTCAGTTTGAGCAATAGGTGGTACACTTACTACGAAAGTTGCAGTAAATTTAACATCATCTTTATCAGCAGCATTAACATTAAAGTTGCTAATAAATACTAAACTTGTAGGAGTTCCACCATAATAAACATCACCTGCTACTGGAGTTGCTCTACCCATCTTAATTGCAAATAAAGTCTTTGCAGCGTGAGCATCGTATAATTGTTGGTAACTATCTTTAGATGGAGTTCCTGTTTCATCAATCGCAAAACCTTCACACTCAAAAGATTGATTGAATGAAGGACTTGGAGTGTACTGATCTCCACATTTAGAAGTTGCATCAATCGTTCCTAAAGTTGATGTCAAAGAGTTGGTAGTCAAACAAGCAACAGGCTTGTATGTTCCGTCATTGTTAATGTCAGCTAAGAGGATATAATCTCTTGCGCTTACTTTTGTTTCTGCCATTTTATTTTATTTTAATTTTGAGTTATGGTTATATTATATGTTATTAATACTCTAAAAACATTATCTAAAGGGTTTAAGCCGTCTAAGTTTCTTACACTTTCAACACTTAAACTTGATGCAGTGAATCCGTTTGCCAATGTTATATTGGTGTCCGAATTTATTGCGTTCAAGACTAAATCGCTTATAGCTTCAGCACGTTTATAACCAAAGTTAGCATTTTTTGTAATAATATCAACTGTGATGCTAATACTATTTGTATAACCTGCTTTGCCTTGATCTTGGCTTGATGTTCTACCTGTCATAACAATATACTCATCACCAGCACCTTCAGGAGCAAAACCATCATATACAACCAATCCACTTGCACTTGTCAAGTTAGTATAAAACCACTTCTTTATCTCAATATTAGGATTTAACATTCTTCAATACGTTTAATATGTTCTTAATCAATTTAGGCTTTTCTGTTTCAAAAGCTGGTATTAAAAATGGTTGCGGTCGCATACCTTTTCTTAATATGTTAATAGCTATTGCATAAGCAATCGACTTATCGTTACCTCCACCAATTCCCTTTCTTTTTACCCATAATGTCAAAGCCTGAACCATATCTTTAAAAGTACCATCCTTTTTGCCTCTAAAACCACTTGCTAATTCCTCAAATCCTTTTGGAATTGAAACCTTTCCACCTGTTCCAAATTCTACATAAGGAGCATAAGAAGCACTTGCGCCAACAGTAAAAACAAATCCTTTTTCTACATTTTGCTCTTTTAAGTAAATACTATTCCTTAATTGACCAAAGTTTACAGGCGCTAATCTTTTTGCTCCTGATTGTATATTTAAAGCTGATGCATTTACTTCATCCTTAACATCTTGCTGAACTTTAGCATCTAAAGTATCAAGTTTCTTAAGAACATCTGATAAATTACCTATGTCAAATGTAAAACTTGGCATTATCTATAAATTATTAACTCCAAGAACCTATTTTGGTTCTCTACGTTTTTAATTGAATGTATCGTATATCTTGAACCTTCAACATCAACCTCGTAGGAATCGTTTATGTTAACACCAAAACGAATATAGAGCCTGTTCCTTTGGTCAAATTGTAATTCTGACTGATCTATCTCACGAACTTGATTATCTGGTCTTAAATCGCCCCAAACAGTCGTTTGTAGGGCAAATATCGTAGTGAACCCACCTTGACCATCACTTGTCCTTGTTGGAGCATAGATTAAGACCTCACGAGTCATCGTGTTGGCATCTACGTAATTTGCTTTCGCTTTTCCTAACTTCATATTATAAAATTGGGGATATTCTAGTCCATCTTTGACACGCTTTCCAAGACTTCTCACAAATACCTGAATCGCCATCTAATCCTCTATTCTCGTAATCGTAGCTGATTTGGTCTAATATAGCTAACTTAAGGTCTTTAGGGATAGTTGTATAACCAGCCTCATAAGTAGCTTTAAAATTGGCATATCTTGGGAATACTAACTTAGGGAACTCATTGCCTATTAATTGTAGGTTTGTTCCTGTAATCTCTAAACCATCTTGCTCCATATCAAACAACTCAAACGTATCAATATCAACTGGACCGAAAGGAATATCAAAGTTGCCACTAATATTGTTGAAATATGTAGTGATGTCTTTTGGTATTAAACTCAATCCTGTTGCGACTTCGATAGCTTCTCTTGCTTGTGTAATCATCAATGTAATCAAGGTATCTTCAGCACTTGTTGTAACACGGCAGTATAATTTTGCCTCTGCTAAAGTAACTGGCTCTACTATTGGTGCGATAGGAACTGCACTAAAGTCATTAATATAATTAGAATAAGACATATCCTTTTTTTACAAAATTACTTAATTTATTCCAATAAAAAACCCCCACCGAATTGGCAGGGGTTATTATTTACTAATCCTTAGAACTATACGTTACCCATATCAGCAAAGATTGCAGATGTAGTCAACATTAAGTTGATGTCTTCGTAACACTCAATACGAGCAGTTACCAAGTTCTTTTGGAAGTTATCTCCATTCTCATAAGAGAACTCGATAGCTAAACCTTCAACTTCAACTCTCTCTAAGTAGCTATTATCGAAGATCAATACTTTGTCATCAGTTACCCAAGATGCAGATACAACTGGAACACCCCAGATTGTGATACCACCATTAGGGTTTACGATAACACTACCAGCACCAGCATAGTAACCAGCAGCAATAGTTGCTTTCAATAAGCGACCCATTTGTTGTTGAGATACTAAAGCATAAGAAGGTACAAAGTTTGCAGCCTTTTGGTTACCGATATAATCTACTAATTGTAACAAATCGTTAGTTTCAGCAGTTGTAGTTGAACCTGTTGCAGCAGCAGATACAGTAGAGAAGAATGCAGCGTTCTCAGCCTTAAAGAAATCTCTTTGTAACATTCTCGGTAAAGTTTGAGTCAAGAAAGGTAAAGACTTCAACATTTGCTTAGAGAAAGTAGAGAAACCAGCAAGGTAGTCGTTTACAACTTTAACTTCAGTTAAAGAGTAGTTGTTCTCACCTTTATCAGAACCTTCAGTTTGAGCAGCGATGTTGTTAGTTAAACCAGCGTTCTCACGATAGTAAACATACAATCCAGTTTCGCTTCTAACAGTAGGGATCAAATCTCTAAAGTTTAAACTTTGAGAAGGTTGGATAGCTGGGTTTGGAGCATAAGTTGCTTGAGAATCACCAGTTAAGTTTCCACTTAAAGTCATTGTCTTAACATCAGATAAGTCTAAACGGAATTTTCCGCTATTCTTTAAAGACTTCTCCATTGCTTCAAAATTACCATCTAATTTCTCCATGATAACTTCATCCATAAATTTAACTTCTTTCTTAGCTGCTTTCTTTTGTGTAGCTAATTGTCCGTCGATTTGCTTTTGTAACTCGTCTTTTACAACAGTTACTTGTGCAGCCACCTCTTTGATTTGGGCTTCTGCATTAGCTTGGAAACCTTTAAGGTTCTCAGCCATTTCATTGATTAAATTTTCCATTTTTACTTTTTAAATAGATTGTTAAATTGCTTAATTGCCTTTAATACTTCCTCGTTATTCTTTTCTTCTACCACTGGTGTCGGCTCAACTGATGGCTCGGGTTGAGTGATTGTTTCAGTAATCTCCAAAGTTAATAACTCGGCTTGTATTTGTTTTATTTGAATCTCCATCAAAGCAAAGGTGTCATCTGTGAATGTACCACCTCTAAATGCCTTGATTAAGTTTTCTAATCTTATTGATAAATTTTCTTTTGTTTCTTTAAACTCTCCCTTGAAACCCAACATTGGTGTTTCTGGATTAGCACCCCAAAGAACCGCAGAACCTTCGTATAGTTTTAATTCCGTGATAGTACGCACACCAGTCTTTTGGTTTACATCCGACTTTAACGTACTAAAACCGATTGAGTGTTGATTGATTAAACCAGCTTCATATAACTTGATAGCATCTTCGCCACATTCAGTTTCTATTAAGTCAGTAACCGCAACAAGCATATCGCCTTCTATGTATAACTCTTTAGGCTTCCCTAAAGTGTGTGCCATATCAGCTTTGTGATCTACTAAAGACCAAATCATATTTTTGCCTTTTGGTCCACGTTCTTTGATAGTCTTGGTAAACGCTTCAGCAACGATAATATCATTGTCTAAATCTACGTTTCCAATCCTTGACCAACACGCTTTTACTGTTCTTGATTCTGGCTCTATATCCAAAATCATATCATTGTAGCTTTTGTTTTCAATCTTACTCATATAACAAAGTTATTAATTTTTTTTAATCTGCTAACAAATCTCTTATTAAATTAGAAATTTGCATCAAAGCCACATTATTAATTAGATTCCAAACCAACCCCATATCTCCCATTGGTGGGTTATCTTGTAATCTTTTTGGCTTTCCATCTTCGCCTCTAACCGCTTCATAACCTAACGTACAACGGCAGTTGATAACATCGCCAGCACTTCCACTTGGGTCGCAAGGATGTAACATTTGCTCAAAACCTCCGTTTTTAGTCTTAACATTAAATTTTTCATCGTAAGCTACTTTTATTCCATCCATGTGAAAATGGTCAAACTGATCTCTAGGTACACGCCTTGTTCGGTTATCCCTTGCAGCAATCCACTCCTTCATAGTTACAAGTCCTGTTGATGCCGTTCCTACCATTGAGCCTATGTTTGCTGCTCTACCTGTTTCCGTTCTTGCTATCATCTCCGCTCTGTAATCTGTTATCCCAGCCGTTCTTAATAGCTTGATTGTTTCTTGTAGCGTTAAACCTTCATCAACAGACCTTATTAAGTATTGTTGAATTTGGTTTTTAGTTGTTTGAGTTATTTCTGCTGCTATATTATCTAAGCCTTTTAATTCTAAATAAGTCAGCATCACATAAGTAAACAAGTCCGTTTGCTTACTCTTAAACTCCTCTGGACCGAAATAACCTTTCACTTGTTTTGAAACGTTTTTCTCGGCAATTTGTGCCATCTTAACGCCCATTGCAATATGAACGTTTTGGATGGTCTTTTTTATCTTCTTGTCGCTAATAGCGTTTAAATCTTGGGTATCGCAATAAGTATCCACTTGCCTTTGTAGTTCTTTCTTGAACTTAGGTGAGTAGGTTTTTATTGCGTTTAAGTATAGTTTCCTATAATCTTGCCAAATCATTATGCGTCTAATTTTTCAAGTAACTTACCAGCTGCATTAAATACATCTGTTTGACCTTGTTGACCTGCTCTTTGTCTAATGGCAATAAGTCCTGCTCTATCTACGTTTACAAAATCACTTGTGTAAATGTAGTGCCAATGTTCTTTCGTATCCATTTCAGCGTTTGCATCAATGCCTAAAAACCACTTACCATAAGCAGCCATTCCGTTTTCCTCAATGTATGCGTTTTCTTCTGCTGCGCTTGGTCTGTTCCAAGTTCTTGAACTAATTACTTTGCCTTGACTAATCAATGAAGCAGCTTGTGTAATACCACTACGATTTATGCCTGTTGTTTTCTTTATTTCGCTTATTAACTGATTAGCTAACTCTACGAACTTTTGTACGTTATTCATATTTATTTATTTGGATTGTATGCCCAGTTCTTTAAGGAAATATCCCTCTTAGATGGACACTCTTTGTTTACAGGTTTGCCTTGCTCCATATTCTTCATTCTACTAACAAAGCTAATCGTTCTATTTGCCGACTTAACTTCATTTGCACCCCAATCCGCCTTCTTCTTGCTCAATAGATTTAAGTTCCTATTTACAGGACTTCTATCTAATGATGCTAAACGTGAGCATTTAGTTTCACTCCAAGCCTTTAACTCCGAGTAAGACATATTTACTGTATCGTGGTACTTTGCGTAAACTTCATCAATAACCTCGCTAAGGTCGGCTTTAAGGTCAACCTTTAAATCAAATAACTTGTCTAAAATGTCTTGACTATTCATTTGGTAATGTTAATGGTTGAAATTCATCTGGACTTTGTAAACTTGAAGGGATATATAGTTTTTCCATTTCCGCTTCATCTATGTAAGGTGGAATCTCTAATCCCATAATATCCATCTTTTGCTTTGGCGCAATCCACCAAGCCTTATCTAACCATTCAACTTGCTCTGCTTTGTTAGCTTCTAATTCACCATAAACTGTTGGGTCAAAGTCAACATAAATATCAGTTCCACGATAACCCCAATCCGAATGTAGTTTTCTATTCAAGTTATCTCTAATACCTACTAACAAAGGAATAGCGCAACGTACTGTCAATGCTTTCTCTCCTTCTCTTTGGTTGTTGTAAGTCTTGTTATCAGCATCGTTTAATAATTGAGATGGTACTCCATAAATATTACAAAGTGCTTTCATATCCCACTTCTCACTTTCAATAATATCTAATTCAACAGGACTTAATCCAATTTGTTTCCAATCTACTTTATAACCACTAACTGCAATTGAATTAAAGTTAGCAGAACCACCTTTTTCGCTTACGGCTCTTTTAAGTGCTTGTGCTTGTTGTGTTCCACTTATAGGGTCAAACCTATCATCATTCATAAAAAGAACTCCAGCTGGACCACCATTCTGGAAAGAAGCAACCGCCGCAGTCTTGGCTTCGTTTGAACGAGTCAAGTTTCTCGCAGCAGCCATCAATGGTGATTGACCATATAGTTGATTGCCAGTTGTATTCCATTGTAAGTTTATGTATTTATCTTGTAATATCTCTTGCTTAGTAAAGTTCCAAAGTGGACCATAATTTAATTGGTAACCGCTAATAGTTGGAGGGAAGTTTTGAATGTCAGCTAACACGTACATATATTGAGAAGGAAGCACGTACAACTCATAAGGTTTGCCATCATTGTTTCCACCTTCAATCATCTTTGCGTAAACAAAAGAATTACCTGTAACTAATTTAAAAGTACACCAAGCCTCAACGAAATCGCCAAATGTATCTTCTTCATTAGGGTATTTTAATAACTCGTTTAATCGTGCATCTTTTGTATATAGTTCAAATGCTTTCTTGTGTAGCTTTTCAACATCTTTCCAGTTCTCAATCTTATCTGGTTGGCTCATCAAAGCCTTGTATTTCTTTGCAGAACTTTCATCCTTTACTTTGTAAACGTGGAATGGAGCAAGTTTTGCTTTGTCCGCAATTAATTTAACGATTGAATAAACTATGTCATTTGCTGAATAACCATCATTTACGAAACTAATGTTATCGCCACCTTGCCAAGTTATTATCCCTTGTTGTATCGCAACTTGTCCGTTAAAAGGAATTTGTGGTAGTACAGTAGATAGTTTTTGTCTTTTACCAAAAAAGTCAAGTAATCCCATTATATATGAATTTTAACAAAGTTAGACAATTTATCCTAAAATACCGACACCTCAAATTTTAGCTTGGTTAAATGCGTAAACACGGCATACCTACAAGCATCCATCAAGTCATCATTTGCCTTTACAGGTTCTTCTATTACGTTATCGTTTTTATCCTTTTTCCATTTGTAAGACATAAACTCCCTTCTTA